AAGTAACCGACCTCATCATCTGATTGAAAGACCCCTCGTTCATCAAGCTTATTAAGGTGCTTTTTAGAATCACCTATCAAATTAGAGATATTCTGAAGATATTGTGTTTGATCTATAGTAACATCCTCGTATTTCTCCACTTTTAACAGTAGATTTCTTATAATATAAGATAAAATAAGTATAATTCCAACTAAAATTCCGGAAATTATGTATATTGTTGTAACACTCATGATTTTTTATAAGTTTTTTAGCATATTAGTCAAGCCTTCCGAAGCATTTAC